TTTTTCAATGCTTGGATCTCCCGTTCCTTTTTGATGGTTTTTTGCTGTTGCAAATTGGGCTTCTTCTTGCGGGGCATTATACTATTTGTTGAGATACTAATTTCGCCATAGCGACTAACAGGCCATCAATCTGTGCCTGTTGCGCTTCAATCTTGGCGTTGAGTTCTTGAATGGCTGATAGGTAAAGATTACCAAATTCGGCACATATAGTTTGCGGTTGAATTTCACCCGCCTCATTTACGGCATCTTTCTCTCCACTAACAATATTATCTAACTCGGGAAATAGGTCTTTAACTTGATGTGCTATAAAGCCGTGATGTGTTCCGTGCTTCTTAAAAATACCCACATCTTTCATCTCATATTCTATCATTTCAACTTTGCATAAGCGGTCTAATACGGGTCTCGCCTTTGTGATATTCTCTTTCACTCGGTAATCGCTGATGGTAAAATTTCCTACATTCGTCCCGTCTATCCAACATTGTAGCACCGCACCCGTCCAATAGGTATTAAACACGTTTGTTCCAAAAGCACCCGCACTACCCGTCCTGCAATAGTAGCCACCAACAACTCTAAATCCCGCACTTAAAATTTCGGCTCTCATCACCGAATTTATTGTGAAATAATGTGTGTATGAAGTCGGCACATTATATAACATACACAATAAGGTCGTATTTTGTCTTACAGAAACAAAATTTGTAGAACCAATAACAATAGCTGAATTGTTCGTAGTCAAATTTAATGCTGATGATGTTGTATATGCTAAATTCATTGCTTCCGTAGTTCCATTAAACCATTTGTGTGAAAAAGAACCTGCGGGAACTTTGAACCTCATGGATGTTGTTCCCGCTTGATATGAAATATTACTATCATTAACGCCGAATTGTAAAGTTTGATTACTCGGGATAGTTATGTTTGTTCCCGCAATAGTTAATGCTAATGTGCTGTCGTTTATAAATCTAAAATCACCACCAGTATCGGCATCAAAGCGTATCCCACCCGAACCACCGCTTGTTATTGCTCCACCTAAAAAAGTATCATCGGGATATATTGCTTGTCCCGCTTTCATAAAAATAGGATTAGTAAATGTCGCTCCACTTGTATTTAATAATAATTGTGCTACGGAATTCACCATGAATTTATGCGAATACCCAGTGGCCACCTCATAATCAAATGTTGATGTTGTTGTGTCTTTTCGTATATGTGCTAAATTAGTAAATCCTTCGTCCCAAACTAAACGCTTACCATTACGCATAGATAAACTTTCATATATTAATGCACCCGCATTTGAAACCTCCATAATGTCTACGCCTCCAACTTGATATTTCAAAGTGTGTCCTGCGGGTAATTGATACAGAAACCAATTAAACGATGTGTATTCACGCATAATCGTTCCTGCGGGAAAAGTTAAAAGCGTCCCGTCCGCATCGGCACTTATCGTCATTCTCTGCGTATTGTTTGTCCTGAACGAATGGACGTTGTTAGTGGGAACGTCATAAACCAGTTGCGTTCCATTGTCGGTTATAGAACAACGTCCACCATTGAACCAAATTCGCTTACCACTTTCAATATTCAGGCCAGTTGTATCAATATATAAATTCGGCGACCCACTAATGAAAAAGTAGTGTCCGCCTCCCGCTTGGTTGTCGTAATACATATTAGCACCAGTGAAATTCAACACCGCTCCCGTTGTCGTCCCAAAAATCAATTGTCTTGTGTTATTCAACCTTAAATTTGCATTTATTACCTTCGCACCTGTAATAGTTTGCGCTGTGCCTAACGTGCAAAACGCACCATCTACATAGGTCTTATTCACAAATTGGTTTCCTGTGGTTGGTGCAACTGCCGATTGCGGTAATGTGTTGAATGTTTTAATTCCACTTGTGATGGTCTGTGATGTGGTTAAATCAACATATCCCGTCAAATCTGCTGTGGTTGCAAAGTCGCTATTCCCAGTCATAGAAAGAATATTTGTTTGTTGGAAATCCATTTTATTATATACATATATTATAATGGCGGACAACCAAACAGATAATAGCCAAGATAATTCGCCACCCAGTATACAGGATTTAGCGGGATCCGCACAGGCATCATACGACGATGTCCCAATGATGAACTACACTAAACTTACTCAATATTCCAATCCCGAGATTTCTACCTTTAAGCACAAAGAGAAACCGCATTATATTATATCCCACAAAGGAACAGATCTGTCTAATCCCAATACTGCACGTAAGGACATTCGGGCTGATTTGAATATAGCGCTTGGTAATAAAGATGCTGATGGAATGCATAAGCGCCGTGCAAAGCAAACGGAACAAATAATAAAGTCAATCAAAAAGGAAGCTCCAAAGAGTGATATATATATGGCGTCTCATTCGCTTGGCGGGTCAACCAGTGCTTACGCTATGGCGACGAATAAATATGTTAGAGATAATGTAAAAGAACTGCATACATTCAATTCGGGTAGTTCGGCATTACAGAAACCGCCAAGTGTTTCGGCTGACGTGAGAGATGAACTAATGAAGAAGTCCACGCATCACAGAGTGAAAGGTGATGCAATTAGTGACCACGTCAAAGATAATTTAATCGGCAAGTTCAAAGAATACGAAAGCAAGAAAAAGCCAAGCATTGCGGATCATGTGCTGAAACTTGCAACGCCATTGTTAAGGCGGACGTTTGTTGGTCGTGCGCTGGGCTATGGCGCCAAAAAGGTCTTGGAAACTTTACGGGCGCATTCCATTTCAAACTTTACACGCAAATAAAAATAATATGTTATAATATAAATGAGTTATAAGATATTACCATACACCTTTAAACAAGCGAAATTAATTGGTGTAGACGTGAAACCATCAACCAAAAAAGGTAAGAAAATAGATGTATACAAGGACGGCAAGTTGATTGCATCGGTAGGTGCAATTACCTACATGGACTACCCGAATTATTTAGCGGACAAAGGTAAAGAGTATGCTGATGAGAGAAGAAGGTTATATAAAATAAGACACAGAAAGGACATAGCCGATGTTGGTTCAAATGGTTGGTTGGCCGATAAATTATTATGGTGAAATAGTTTTCTCCGTATAGTATATATTTAGCGAATGTGTATACCAAGACGTAGTGATAATATACGAATAATAGATCGTGGTGATACAGAAAGATGCACCATTTGTGGTGGTGTTTTCAAACATAGCAAACGCTATATGATGGTGGAAAATTATGATGGGTTGCGTGAAGTGGTCTTTAAAACCGCCCACAATGGTTGCCTGAAAATCATGGGTCGTATAAAACAACGTAAACAAGAAATTACTGACTTAACGTGGGAAATTTGGAAAATGCGGGTGGAAGCCAACGATGGATAAAAGAAATTCAATATCTCCACAATAGAAATATTGAATTGGATATATCCCAACAGGAAAAATGAGATATATAACTGGATAAATGACTTATAAAACTGGAAATATCAATATGTTATGTCCTTTTTGACTTAAAATTTAAATTTTATCATAGAATTCATATATTTATTTGATATTTCCAGTTTTATATTCGTTTTCTCCAATTATATATCTCATTTTTCCTCGCTTTATCCTTTTAGTATATATCCAATTCAATATATCCATTGTGGAAATATTGAATTTCTTTTATCCCGTCTACTCCTTCACGTAATCTTTCTGCATCGCAACGGAATGCGCCATAAAGTTCGCATCTTCTTCTTGATCTTTCATAACCTTACCATACTTGTGCGATAAATAGATATGTCTCAACATACTTGCACCAACCTTCTTACCCATTATGCTATTTAGAGATTTCGTCATGCGGTTTGAGTTGCTTCTGTTCTCGTCGTCAGGAAATAGTAGGTAGTCGCCTTCGGTCAGGTTCATCTTGCTGATGTATGATTTAAGACACGGCAAGATCTCTTCGGGTATATCTATCACTTCCTTACCCGACTTGGCCGTCTTAAAGTTGTTGAAATAATACTTACCGCCTTTCATGTCTACGTAGTTCTTCTTGTCGTCATCGCCTTTACCAAGAACCATGTAATACCAGTCGTTGCGTCTTGGCGGTTGCAACACGTAGAGTGCAAGGATCATATAATGTTCCATTGTCTTTCTATCTGCATTAGATAGACGTGGCTTCTTCTCAACTTCGTCTGCCTTTTCTTTAAGCTTGTTAAATATGGCCATCACCTCGTCCCACGTCAACCAATTCTTTTCCTGCGCCTCGCTCTTCTCGCTTGGCTTCTTCTCTGCAAAGATGCTACGCTCCTTCAAAAAGATCGCCTTGTAGTATTTATTCAAGTCCTCCCACGCCTTGCCTTTCTGTCGGTTCAAGATCGCAACTATTGACGCTACATATGACTTGCGTGTGTTGTCGTTCTTAATGTCCTGCAACTTTTGCTTAATAGCCATTTTCTGTTTCAAAAATGCTAAATTATCAAACGGGTTATTGTTATTCAAAATACGTAGTTTGATGAGATACATCTCAATTGATTTTTGCGACAACTTCTCGCTCGTCAACGTTTCTTTCAATGAATTCATAAATGAACTATCCATTTTATATATATTAGGTATATAATTATTTAGATCTTTTATCTAAATCATTATATTTGGTTTTAATAAGTGTCGGGCTGTGGCGCTCCCATTGCGTCTGCGTCTCCCACTATACTTGATGGTGCTGATGCTGGTGCTAATCCCGCTACGTGTCCGCCACCAAGCCATTGGCGTGGTGTTCCATATACGTATGGAACAAAAGCTTCACGTGATGCGCCACCTGCTGATTGTGCTGGTTGCATTCTGCTTCTCATTGTTCTTCTCGCTTCATCTTCGGCTTTCTCCAATCTCGCCTGTTTTACCAACATCTCTTCATATTGCGACATACTTTTACCGAATGGGACTTTCGTCATTGGCGATGGTGTGGACGGCGACGGCATATTAGGTTCCATCTTTATTGGCGACTTTTTCTGTGCTTCAACATCAGTCAGGTCAATAATCTTACCTGATAGTTTGGTTGGTTCACCAATGCTGATGCGTTGCTTTTTAACTTCTTCTGCAATCGTGCTAATATCCTGTGCCTGTTTGAACTGATCGGGTGTTTGTATACTAAACCCACCTTGTCCTGTAATGGCGGGACGTGTCGCTAATGCTTGTAATAAGTTCGGGCTTCCGCCACCGCCACCCATCGGTGGTATGTCTCGGTTCAATCCCGTTCTTCTGTCTATCTGCCTTTTTCCGTCTAATATAACAAGGCCAGTCATTCTCTTCTTTGCTCTCGGCTTCTTCTTCTTTGCTTTATCCTTCTTTAACGCCATATATATATATCCCGTGATAATAATTTAAATTCGCTAAATTAATCTTCTGTATCAATTATTAAACGATTAAAGTTCTTGTAGAACGTGTGGGTTCGGGCATTATACATAAGGAAATTGTATGGACTATCAAACACGAACTCAAACAATGTTTTCGTTTCGCTTTTATTTAACCCGTATACTTCCTGTGCAAAGTTCTCTTGTTCCACCATACTTTTTGGCTTAAACAGGATTACCACATCAATTAGAGATCTTAATGTTTTTGCAAGTGCCTTTTGGTTGAGTGCTGATATTATAATGTTGAGTTTCATGTGCCTGTGCTTATTGATGAGACGGCGTAGATTGAGTTCTGTGCTTTTGATTTTTAATTGTTCGCTGAAATCGTCTATTACCAAACAACTATTGCCTTCGGCTTCCTTTGTCGCTATTGACTGATCTGTAATCTGTTTGAATGTATCAGGCGATAAGTCGTGGAATACAGAACGATGACCTTTGAATATGTGATCTTCTTCACTTTCAAATACTTCTTTTGGCGTAGCATACATCACGTTCTCAAACACCTTACGATATATGCGGTTCTTGCCCGTAGCTTTAAACAGATTGGAAATGAACGTTGACTTACCTGTTCCCATACCACCGCTGACGAATATGACGCTACACTTATTAGGAAACGGCGGTGGAACATCTAAAATATTATCAATTGATTGTTTCGTTGGTTTGATTACCAAATCGCTATGTTCTATTTCTTCTATCTTCATTTATATATAGCAACAGAAAAAATGGAAACAATAACACTATTATTTATCCTATTTATATCTTTTGCATCGTCAACAAGAACGTGCTAAACACTATCATCGCTGGACGGCGTCTCTGCGCCAATATCCAATAACGATCCGCTTTGAACCACACCATTCATCTCAATCAGTTTATAATTCGTCATCTTATCGTCTACCTTTTTGTTTAACAACAGAGACGATTGAACCAGTTTTATATACCTGTTATATGTATCATCTATAAATATCTTTTGTGCGATAGGTCGGTTTTCGGGTTTTAACGCCAAGAACTTGTAAATGTCCGTAGCCAACACGTAGAAATCCTTTGACGAAACCAGTGTCTGTTCCATCTGCTTGTTGATCTGCAAATAAAGTTCCACCGAACCTATTATCCCACATAATAACGCAATCAAAGAGTTCACCACACTAATTATGCCCTGTTGCATAAATGGTTGCAAACCGATGCTGAATACGCTGTTAAGCGCCGACAACAAAATTATTGGAATTTTGAACCATTTGAGACGCTCTTTCAGTGATAAATATGTTTTCTTATGTAATATGGATTGCGCAACGCTGTTCTCTCTTATACGTTCTAAAACGCTGTCTATGTCGTCCATTTATATATATAGTCAAGAATTAAATCTCAACAGGATATAATGGATACATATAATTTGCTTAAAGAATGTTTAGACAAATTATCTATAAAGGAAATTGCAAATAAACTAAACGTATGCATTGGAACTATCAAAAGATGGGTTGAATTAAAGAATATTCCTATTCAGTATACTTTTAACCTTTGTAATATTCTTTCAAAACAGATTGATTATAGTATGTATACATCGTCTCTCAAAGATCAATTTTTTACACCCAAAGATCTTGCAAAAAAGTGTTGGGACATATTTAATCGTGAAGTAAAAATAAACACTGATGATTATACATTTATTGAACCATCTGCTGGTGATGGAAGTTTTCTACATATTTTACCCAATGAACCGATCGGGCTGGATATTGAACCACGTTCAACGGGAATTCAACGGCAAGATTATTTGACTTGGAAACCAACGGATACGACAAAGAAATATATTGTGTTTGGAAATCCACCATTTGGATTAAGAGGCCATCTTGCATTAAATTTTATTAATCATTCGCACGATTTTGCTGATTATGTCTGCTTTATTCTACCGCAATTATTTGAAAGCGACGGCAAAGGTTCACCACGTAAAAGAGTTAAAGGATACAATTTGATTTATAGTGAAGGATTATCGGCTATGTTCTACAATCCTGAAAATGATAAGGTGAAGGTGAACGGCGTGTTTCAAATTTGGTCTAAACACACATCTAATCCTAAATACACAATCAAGCTTAATACAGAAGAAAATATGAAGGTATATTCTGTATCAAATGGCGGGACGATCTCATCTACGAGAAATAAAGTTATGATTGGTAAATGTGATGTTTACCTACCATCAACTTGTTTTGGAAAAGACAATATGAGAACTTATAAGCGGTTTGAAGATCTACCATCACAAAAAGGTTATGGGATTGTGTTCTTTACAGACAAGGAGAATATGATTAATAAAATGGAAACCATTGATTGGTCTACTATTAGTTTTTTATCAACCAATTCTGCATACAATTTAAGAACATCACTCATATTCTCTCAATTTTATTGATTGAAAAATAATATAAGCATACTATATACAATGGCTGGATTTCATACAAAAATTTTTAGTAAACACGACGATTATATTACGCCTTTTTATGCGTGGGATAATATCAAACAATATATTCCAAAGGATAAAGTAATATGGGAAGCATTCTATGCCGATGGATCAAGTGGTTCACATTTAGAAAATTTGGGTTTCAATGTTATACACGAAGAGATTGATTTCTTTGAAAACGATAAAGGAGATATTATTGTAAGTAATCCACCATTTACAAAAGTTCCCGAAGTATTGATACGATTAAAGGAGTTAAATAAACCTTTCATTTTAATATGTCCGTCGTCTAAAATAAATACACAATATTTTAGAAAACTATTTTGTGATACAGAAGATCACTTACAGATTATAATACCACGAAAAAGAATTCAGTTTGATAAATTAATTAATGGTGAAATAGTAAAAGACCAAAAACGAGTGTGTAATTTTGATTGTTTCTATTATTGCTGGAAAATGGGTTTGGAGCGAGATATTACTTGGTTGAATTGAAAAAAAAATTGATCGTATAAAATTGAATTATATTTATTGCATATTAGAGCAACAATAACAAGGAAAATGAACCAAGAAGCAATTGACGAAATAACCGAGTGGACGATGGGTCAATATATAGCGGTGGTAAATGATAAAGATGAAAATAGCAAAGCAAGTATTGATCTTGAATTACCAATTAGTAGTATTGATGGTGTAAGATTAGAAATAATAATGGTAAGAATATTCTATCATAAAATATCCTTACTTATCATCTTACGCAATTGCGAATATGAAAATAATATCAGTTGGTTCTGTCCCAATCGTGTGCAAGATTTAATAGTAATGGAAAAAGGACAATTTATCACTTGTTTTACAAAGCAAGGTATTAAGGAAGCGATTGAAAAGTTATTTGAAAGCATTACAAATTATAAATATAACAATTACGAAGGACATTTTACATTGGCGAAAATTCCAACCCAACCACACAAGGCATTGTTTAAGTTGGCGACATTGGGTAAAGCAACACAAAGTAGAGGTGTTAGTGAATGTTGTATATGCTACGAAGCAACGAAAACACATATTTCCAAATGCAACCATGTTGTGTGTGGTAGATGCATTACCAATATGAATGGGTATTTGAAATGTCCTATCTGTCGGGCAAAAATAGGCAATGAAAGCGATGAAGACGAGGAGGAATAAAACAAAAAACCAAATAAAAAATATAGATTTAGTATATATGCCCGATACAGAAAAACATTTGACGCTTAACAGGCGTTTTTTTGCCGACACCATACCTGACGATATGAAACGTGTATTCATACTTGTGGTAAACAATACACCTTGCTTTCCCGACGATCATAAGGCATTCTTGTGTGGGTGCATTCACAACTACGAAAATATTGATGAATACACACGTGGCCAACTATTGGACGTTATTGATGAATTAAAACTATTTGTTAATAATTGCTAATTTCTTTTCTTGGGATAAAATAGAATGGTAATCATCTACCGATTGTTTAGCGAAACTTGCAATTCCTTTTATGTAGGAAGCACAACGAAAACGATGCAATACAGATTATACAAACACAAGAACAAGTCAGTGGAAGCACCCAACCGCAAGGTATACAAATGTATACTTGGGAATGGCGGATTTAAGGAATGGAAAATGGAAGCACTGGAAACGTTTGAGACCGACAATGCTATTGAACGCCGAACCCGAGAACAACATTATATCAACGAATTAAAGCCCGATCTAAATAGTGTTTTAGCGATAAATATAGGATAAAATAAAATCTATGTCTATGTATATAATGGACACAGATTGTGAAGAACAGACCTTGTTTGAGATTACCGAGCGCACCGACACTATTGAGAAGCCGAAGCGCCAAGCGACACAACGTCAACTGGACGCACTTGCAAAAGCCCGACAGGTTAGAGCCGAGACAAAGCAAAAAGAGCTGGAAGAAGAAGCAAAGCAACTACCATCACGGGAAAAGCCCGAGCGTGAACCTTTGGTTATTCCACGTATTCCCAAGCCCAAGAAGAAGCCGAAGCCCACGATCATTCAGTTCCAAGACGATAGTGATAGTGATGAAGATGCCGATCAACCAGTTATTATTATTAAGAACAAGAAACACAAGGCCACACCGAAGCCCGAGCCACCGCCACCTATGCCCGAGCCACCAACGCCCAAGCCCGTAGAGCCAGTCCAACAAAAGCCCAAGCAATTTATTAGAAAGGCATATTAAAAATATATATCTCTTTATATATAGATGAGTAATCCACTTACACATAGTTCTACCAAGATATTTTTATCAAGTCAAGGTAGTAATTTAGTGTTAAATTCTGCTACGTTAAATACCGATATATCTTTTTATTTTCAACCGCTGTTATTAAGCAATAGCGATAAATCCCATTTCGTAATTGGCTTGGAACAGGCCAGTATTCCTGTAAGCATAAATATGATTAATTCCACCAACAACACGCTTGTTATTAACGGCAACTCTTATTCTATACCCGCTGGAAATTATACCATCACACAAGTCATCACGCTTTTAAACGCCTATTTTAATACGTTCAGTATTACATTCACA